GTAATAGGTCATGGACGTCATGGCAAAGATACTGTGTGCGAAATGCTTCGTGACGATTACGGATATACATTTGAAAGCAGTAGTAGATTTTGTTCAAAACTTTTTATCTATAACGACTTAAAGGACAAATATGGATATGCTGATGAGGAAGAGTGTTATGCTGACAGGCATAACCACAGAGCAGAATGGTATGATGCTATCTGCGCTTATAATGTTCCTGACCCAGCAACTCTAGGCAGAGAAATGTTTAATACGTATGATATCTATTGTGGCCTACGCAATAAAAAAGAATATCATGCAATGCGCAATACTAAAGTATTTGATTATGCTATTTGGGTAGACCGCAGTGACTACCTACCTCCCGAATCTAAAGATAGTATGAGCTTAGAACAATGGATGGCCAATTTTACGATCGATAATAATGGCACATTAGATGACTTAAAATTTAATTTAAATGAGCTAATGCGTTATTTAGAAGTCAGGCCGTAAGTCGCCTTGCTTCCAGCGCACTCCTTCCTTTTGTGTTATACGTTGACAATTAGCACAAATGGTTTTTAAGTTATTAGGACGACAGTTAGTTAAATCACCGTCTACGTGAAACACATTAAACTGTTCTAAATGCTTTGATTTAAATCCGCATTTTTCGCATACGCTTTTCTTTTCATATCCGCGCTGCTTCCATAATGGTGTGCCATGCCCTTGTCCGTTGCGCAAACACGACTCACACAACTTACGATAATAAGTTTTGTTGTTTTTTTTATAATTTATAGCCGCCGGATGTTGTCCGCAGACGCATAATGGTCTCATATTGTATTTAGCTCACCTTTATGGTGCCTTTTTCAAGGGTATATTGCAGGTGTTTTATCTCGAATTTAATAAATACTGTATAGAACACTAACATCCAATAGGAGAAATAATATGGCATTAGTATCACCAGGCGTAGAAGTCACAGTAATTGACGAATCATTCTACACTCCAGGCGCAGCTGGAACGGTACCTATGATCTTTGTAGCATCGGCTAGTAATAAAACTAAAAGCAGCGGCACAGGGACAGCAATCGGTACACTAAAAGCAAACGCAGGAAAACCATACTTAATCACTAGCCAACGTGAGCTAGGCGAAACATTTGGCGACCCACTATTTTATAGTGATAACAACGGCAATATGATCCACGGCGGCGAGCTTAACGAATACGGCCTACAAACTGCTTATTCCGCACTAGGCGTTTCGAATCGTGCATATGTTGTTCGTGCTGATTTAGATCTATCAGAACTTACAGCAAGTGCAGTAGCACCGGGCGGCGAGCCAGCAGACGGCGCATATTGGTTAGACACTTCTACCAGCAACTTTGGAATTCTTCAATGGAACGGTTCTGCTATTGATGTTGCAAACGGTCAAACATTTACAGCAAAAACTCCAACTGTACTAACAGTAGTTACTGACTTAATTGGCAATGCCGCTGGCAACGCACCTAAAGCGTCAATTGGCGCAATCGGCGATTATGCTGTAGACGCGAACGATACAATGAATAGATTGTATTACAAAACTCCAGGTTTTGGCACCACTGCACAGCGAGTGACTAACACAGGCACTTGGGTAGAAGTTGGCAGCGATGCATGGAAATCAAGTTGGGCAGTAACACGCGGCACCGCTTCTAATCCTACAACAATTGCAAGTGATTCAATTAGCATTAACGGCACAACTGTTATAAATTCAGGCACTGACATTGCTGGTATGGTAACAGCTATTAACGGAAACGTTGACGGAGTAACCGCAGCACTAGTTGATGGATCAATTGAAATTTATGCAAATAGTTTAAGTGAATCAAACGGTTCAGTAGCAGACGGCAAAGTTACACTAGCAGAAGGAAACAATACGCTGTTAGCTGACTTAGGTCTAACAGCAGGCACATACAGTGCTCCTAGACTAGATGCAGCACCTCACACAAGTGTTCCTACATTTAAGTCAGGCGACACAACACCTGCACCAAGCGGCAGTGTTTGGATTAAAACAACTACGCCAAACGGTGGCGCAAACATTAGTGTTAAAACTTACAGCACAGCTACACAGCTATGGTCAACAGTAACAGCGCCATTATATACTACCTCAGAAGGCGCAATATACGGTCTTGACAAAACAGGCGGCGGAACAAATCTTGCAGTTGGCGCTTTGTATATCAAAACTAACGTAGATGAGCTTGTTAATCCAATTGGTAATTACAAAGTTTATACTCGTGCAACCGCAGGAGCAACTAGCATTACTGGTACAGTAATTACTAGTATTGCAGCAGCTACGTATACATTTACCCTACAAGAAACTAGAGCAAATACAGCAGTTCTTCCAGCAGTAACAGTAAGTGTTATTACAACTGGTGCAAGTACTGACGCAGAATTAATTGCAGCAGCAATTAACGCTAAGGGTATGACAAATGTTGTAGCACTAGTTGATTCGCAAAACAGAATTGTTATCCAACATAAATTAGGTGGTGACATTAAGATTGTTGATACAGCCGGCGGACTAGCACTAGCAGGATTTAGTTCTGCTAATACTGCTAATCTTTATGCAGGTCCAAACGCAGTTGGTCTAGTTGCTTCAAACTGGAAGCCATTAGTTTATACAGCATCATCTAATGTGCCACTAAACTTAGCAACACAAGGACAACTATATTATAGTAGCATTGTTGACGAAGTTGATATCCTAGTACACAACGGTGAAACATGGGTTGGTCTAAACTATAATCCATCTAATGTTTTAAGAACTGGTTTAGACACACTTACAAGTCCATACAGTGGCACAGACGCAACTGGTCCACAAGTAGCAGCAACAGAGCCTACTAAACAGTCCGACGGCAGTACTGATCTTGTTAACGGTGATATTTGGATTAGTACAGCAGACGTTGAAAACTATCCAGCTATCTACAGATACAACGGCACATTAAGTGCATGGGTACTACTTGATAAAGCAGATCAAACTACAGAAAACGGTGTACTATTTGCAGATGCACGTGACGGCGACACCGGTGGAACATTAATTGATGCTCCAAGTGCAAGCATTTCAGATTTGCTAATTAGTTCATATCTAGACACAGACGCACCAGATCCAGCACTATATCCAAAAGGTATGTTGCTATGGAACTTACGTAAGAGTGGCTTTAACGTTAAACGTTTTGAGCGTAACTATGTAGACCAAAGTGCTAAAAATGTCCGTCAAGGCGGAGTTGATGCCGGCGCATCAATGGCATCTTACTACCCGCATCGCTGGGTTACTGACTCAGGCAACCAGTCTGATGGTTCAGGTAGCTTTGGACGTCATGCACAGCGTAAGAGTGTTACACAAGCGCTACAGGCACTTGTTAACAGTAACCAAGATATCCGTGACGAAGAAAGTCGTCAGTTTAACTTAATGGCTTGCCCAGGTTATCCAGAACTAATTGGTGAAATGATTACACTAAACTATGACAGACGCTTAACGGCATTTGTTATTGGCGATACTCCGTTCCGTTTAACACCAGACGCAACTTCATTAAATGAATGGGCATCAAACGTTAAATTAGCATTAGAAGATAACGACGACGGCGCAGTAAGCTTTGACGAGTACATGGCTATGTATTATGGTTCAGGCTTTACAAGCGACAATGCAGGAAACAATATTGTTGTTCCAGCAAGTCATATGGCCCTACGTACTATTATACTAAACGACCAAGTTGCATTCCCCTGGTTTGCTCCAGCAGGTACACGACGCGGTGGTGTAACTAATGCTACAAGTTCGGGCTATATCACAAGCGAAGGCGAATTTAAATCAGTGGCACTGAACACCGGGCAGCGTGATACGCTTTACAGTAACTCAATTAACCCAATTACTTTTATTAGTGGTGCAGGTTTAGTTGTGTTTGGTCAAAAGACTCGTGCAAGAAACGCAAGTGCATTAGATCGGGTTAACGTAGCACGTCTAACTGTGTACTTACGTGGTCAACTAGAACTACTAGCTAAGCCATACTTATTTGAGCCAAATGACAAGATCACCCGTGATCAAGTTAAAGCAGCGGCAGACGCGTTGTTACTAGAATTAGTAGCACTAAGAGCACTATACGACTTCCTAGTAGTGTGTGATGAATCAAACAACACACCTTCAAGAATTGATCGTAATGAGCTATACTTAGATATTGCTATTGAACCAGTTAAGGCAATTGAGTTTATTTACATTCCGTTAAGAATTAAGAACACAGGCGAAATTGCAGCACTAGGTTAATCTGCGCATATAATGGATGGAGAATGGTCTCCATCCATTAAGGCATAAATATTGTATAGGAGATTACAAATGCCAATCACAACATTACAAAATATTAGTG